TAGCAGGGATACGGGTTAATCCTGTAGGTGGTGGTGTAACTGTTCTAACAGGAGTAGGCGGTATAGGTGGTTCTAAAATTTCTTCTCGTGTAGGCGCAACTTCCTCGATGGGCGCAACAACAGAAGTTATAGGCGCAACAGGTGCAGGCGCATTAAGCACGGTTCCTCCTCCAAATAAAATTACATTATCCTTCTTCAAAGTTTCATAGGCTAACTGAAAATTTGACTGTAAAGGGGCTAAATTATTCTTAATCATCCAACCTGTAATAGCACTCTGATTTTCCACGCATTTATAGTAATCAGGGTTTGAAGTCATAAAAGCATCAGATTCAACACGAGCTAACAACTTCATTTCATTCTGTGATAATGTAGCAAGTGTCTCACGTAACTTAGAAGGAGTCATCCCAATAGTTGTTTCAAACAAAGTATTAGTAGCTTGTTCTGATCGCTCAGGGTCAAGTAAATCACGAGAAAATTGAATACGCTCATCAGGAGTAAGTGCTCTTGGGTTAAACTCCAAAGGAACTTCAAACTTCGCAGCCCCCTCAGGAATATTTTCCGTGTCAACAATACCTAAACGATTCTTTCTAGTTTGCTCTCTAAGTGCGCGAACTAGGTTAACATTCTGCTCCACTAACTTCTCAGCTAGTTCCTCATTAGTTTTATATTTAATTACCTGTTCTCCACCTAATTTTCTACCCTGTTCATCTTTTGGTTGATATCGGTATTCCTTCTCAGGTTCGACAACAGGAACTACAGGTGCTATTGGTTCACTTACCATTTCAGGCAAAGGAACATTATCTTCTATAAGAATTTCACTCATTAATTCCCCCTATTTAATTCTTCAACAGAATCATATGTTCTAATAATAATCTCAATTGGATTGGTAGAAAATTTATCTAACCACTCTTGACCATTTGGATAAGTGTAGGTATTTTTCTCTCCCCTCACACCACGGACAAGAGGTTCTAATTGCTTAGTAATAGACCCATCTTTATTAACAGCTTTAATACGATACTCTAACATTATCGCTCCTCCAAAACATCGTCATACGTACTTGATACGTTTCTATCTACCAATATTACCTCATCTCCTAAATCAAGAATACCAGATGTTATATCAACTGGAGCATCAGAAGCTTTAGGAGTATGTGTATATTCTTCAATAATATTATTTACTCTTTGAGTCCATTGTGTATAAAGCATTGCAGCGGTTTTAGCCATAGTAAAATTAGCCAGAACCTTTTTAGTATCGTCTGGTGGCGTATTTAGCAGTGCTGTAATAAATTTATCACACTCCGATCTAATTACCCGATGCAATACTTTATATCCATGCATTGACACCAAAGAAACTAAATATGCTTTTTCTGCTGGTTCAAGTTTCAATTCCGGTTCCATATTCTCCCCTATTCAACCTGCGGTTCTTGACCTTCTACACCTAATGCTCCGGGTTCTCCACTAACAGCCTCTGACTCAGTATTGGCTCTAGCAGCTTCTAGTACAAAATCTCTTTTCATACGAAGATCAGTAGTTTGCTCATTTTCTTGAGCCTTTAGTTGGGCCTTCTGATTGTTTAGAGCCATTTGGCCTTGTAGCTTAGAGTTCTGTTGAGCAGTTTGGTTCTTTTGAGCCATTCTCTGCTTCATTTCAGGAGTTAAAGGTTTAATAATATCCTGTACATCTTTCCATTCACTAGATTCCATCCACATTTTTAAGATTGGTTTGAAATCTATATACTCACCATTAATCTCTGCCAAGCTTTCTTGAAGCTGCGGATTATTAAAGATTTGAGTAATCAGTGTCAAAGATTGTGCCATAGTACGTTTAGCAGCCAAACTTGCTCCTGCTAACGTTTCGTATTCCATGACAGCTTCATGGTAATCCTGTAAGTTTACAGTAAACTGTTTGCCAAGTTCCTCGCCTAAGATTGCTTCAATTTCAGTATCTGGCATAAATCGTAAAACTAACATATCCAAAATGTATAAAAAGGGTTTGAATACTTGGTCAATAAAATTATCTAATGGCCCATCAAGACGAGTTGCACTAGCATTAGCTTGAATACCTGCACCACTTGCTGTACGTCCCATAGAGGATCGTGGGCCAGCAGTAGAACCTTGTACTAACTGTTGATCGGCTCCAGAGGAACTTTCAGTAGCTTGTTCTGACTCTCGCAGCGCATTCCATACATCACCGGGAACCTTAGGGGTTTCCATCAGCTTGTAGGCTTTTTCTACATCACCATCTACAGAAAGAATTTTACCAAGTCCGGTACGAATCATCTGTGTAGGATTATTAGAATCACGCTGACGTAAGTAAATGGGATTAACACCAAAAGAAAGAATCTTGAGTATAGAGTTTATAGTACCTTGATCCACGCGCTGGTTTTGACCAACGATCAACCCAAGACCCATTCCAAAGAATGCTTTTGGACGATTCCACCAATTAGCTGAAAGATAGTTAATACAGTTAAATTTATTCTTACCTGTCTGTATAACCTTCTTACGATCTACTACAGTAATTTTTCTTCCTTTATCTACATACTCTAAAATTTCTAACTTATTACGTAGTAAATCAGGGCTAACACTTATACCTTCTTTTTCAGCATGATGTACAATACCCTGCGCTAATGCAGCTTGATCGGTAGTTAAAGAGGGCATTGTTCCCGGTTCAGCGGGTGGTAACCACCACTGCATCAACTCATTTTCTGTCTTGGGAAAATACCATTCATTCTTTTCAAGATCATCATCTTCTAGAGAGTCTATAGCTGCTTTTAAATCTCGCAGTTGATAGAAATCCATATAAACTACATCAACAACAAAGTCGGCCAATCGAATATCACCATAACGAAGATGTGGGTCAACTAAAACACGTTCAATAGCTTTGCACTCAAAGAATGGTCTAGGAACAATCTTTTTAGTCTCTTCAATATCAGGTGCTCCCTCAAGAACAACTGTTTTATCAGTCTTAACTGATGTTGATCCAGTAGGCCCAAAGGGAATAGTAGTGGTTCTAGCTTTTCTCTTGTAACTAATTACTTCTTTATACTCTATTCCCCATTTCCAGATACTAGTTCCTAAATTACCCATCTGTTCAAGACCCCATTTTGTTTCAGTCTTGAATTTACATGCATCTAATAAGTATGATGCCATAGCAGTTTTAGCAGAAACTAAATCCTGTGTAATTCCCGGTCTAGGACGAAGGATCATTGGTGGGTCTGCATAGAATAATCCTTTATAAAGACTAGGAACAATTGCATTAACCGTTTTTGCTACTGTAAATCTCTGTACATTAGGTTCCAGCACATATGTATTCTCATAAACACTCATTGGACGTGGACTTTGGTAGAGCATATCTGAGTCTCTCCAAAGTAAATTCCATTGCTTAGAACTTACGTATGCTTCTGCCTTAGATGCACTACCAACAACTAGTGCTAAATCTGCGCCAAGAGTTTCTAGTTCTCCAGTAGAACTATAATCATCTGCTGTAAGTTGTCTACTTGGATTTGAATTGTCGGTTTCTATTAAAGCCATTTTGTCTTTTCAATATGGAGCGGGTTACGAAAATCGAATTCGCTTCACGAGCTTGGAAGGCTAGGCACACCCTATATACCAAACCCGCATTAAGTTTTAAAAATCAATTGTAGAGCTGCCTCTTCAGTTGTCAGTTGAGTCCAATTTACTGCAAGTTTTCCTGCAAGAAGTACAAGGCGACGAAGTGCATGACAGTTGTGACAAAGAGTTTCTAAATTTGACTTTTCATTATTCTTACGGTTTTTATCTTTGTGGTGGATAATTAATAGATAGGGTTGATCATTTCCACATCCTTCACATTTATTTTTGAGATGGTTTCTATAACAACCTCTACCATCAATATAATTAGGATGTCTTGTTCCGCTCTTTAATTTGTTATTCGCAGATGCCGCACAACTTCTAGAGCAATAATATTTTCCTGATTGATTCCTCTCAGAAAAGGGAAGTCTAGTAATCAATTTTCCACAAGTCAAACAATTTGTAATTAAATGTTGTTTTGATTTAGCACACGAAGGGGAACAATAAAAATCAACTTGCCCACGCTTAAGTGCTAATTTTATATATTTAGTATTACGGGTAAATTCTTTTCCACAAAACTGACACTCTAAATTACTAATACTTTTCATAAAATTTGGTCTGGAGAGCTAGACTTGAACTAGCAACTCCGTACTTCCAAGGTACGTGCTTTGCATTAAGCTACCCCCAGTTAATTACATTTTGGGGGTTGGTGGAAAAATGGAGCCGACAGAGGTACTCGAAACCCCACGCTTACGATTACAGATCGTATGCTCTGCCTCTTGAGCTATATCGGCGCGAGTTGTATCGGTTTCAGTTTCCATTATAGTTTCCCATTAAGTGCAATACCAGCATTCGCAGTAAAAACAGCTTCTCTTACTTTCCTAATAGCAGCAGTTTGATCTGCTCCTACAGGAACATAGTTACAAATCATAACTGCTAGTATTTTTGCTGATGCTCTAATAGCTTCATACGCAATTAATTGTTCAGTAGTTGGTGCATGATATGTAAAAATATTCTCTAAATCCATTTATCCTCCTAATACATCCTCTAATGGATTACCATAATTATCCGTACTAGATACGTTTTGCCTAAATGCTTGTTCTAATTCCCAAGCCGTGGTCGGGTTATCGTCCACATAACCTTGATTCTGTCTAGCATATTTGCCCAAACAATATATCATGTTGTATCTCTCTTCGGACTGTCTATCGGCTACAAATTGCGTGGATGCAAAATTAATGCGTGATTCCATATCAGCATAAGGTTGAAACACTTCGGCCAATAACGATAATGCAGAAACTATATCATCATGAGAATCATCTGCCGTTCCAGTAAACTTTTCTAACTCAGTATAGATATCTTGCAACCCTTCGCAAGAATTTAAGAAGAACATTCGTTCATCTCCTAAAAGTCTCGCTACAGGCTTTGCCTTCATTTTCTTAGAATTAACTTTTGACCCATAGCCTAGGGAAACAAATTCAACAGGTACAGTAATTCGTAATTTATCCATCTCTCTACGAAGTTCACGTCCCATCCATTTAACACCTACAGAATCTTCGATTGCTATCCTTTTTGGTTTCCATTTAAATGCACTAGCAGCAATAACCTGTGGAAGTTCAAATTCATTGAATCTTCCACGAATCATATTAATTATGTAAAACCGTCCCCCATAAATCAGCGCAGTAATCATTACGGTATAATCAGCCCAATTTTGAACTGAATACGCTGTGTCAACGGTCGCCACGATAATGCCTTGTTGCGGCAACTGGTTATGAGGAATAGTTCTACGCATCAGTAGTTCTTTTGGAAATTTTACTTGATGGTGTTTCCTAGGATTATTAACATACTTTACATAAAAATAAGGATCAAGCTTTTTCTTCTTATGTAAATACTCGTAAGATAATCTTTCAGGAAACCATAATACTAAATCTTTTTTAGTAAGCTCATCTTCAATCTTACCAAGTTGCTCGGCTTCCTCTGTTAACCACCAACACGCTCTAAGGTAGACCTTAATATAGGAATGACTATTAAATCGTCCAGAATCTACAGAGCCTGTAATAGTCTCTAAACCTTCATCTTTAGATGCCTGTTCTTCTTGTTTAATTTTCTGTCCGTAATAGTCCTCATTATCATACCACGTTCCTAAAATATTCTTAAATCCATTAGGATTAAGCAAAGCTTCCATAATGCTTATAGATTTATTAGTTGCCTCAATTCTAGTTACTGTACGAGAATTTTCATCATTTACACAATCATCCAGTTTGAGAATCATATGGTGCCAGCCTGCCAAAGCCTGATCTAAAGATGCTGCTTTTACAGTCGGTTCTTTATCACCACTGCCTAATACTGCGGCTGAGTTCCATTCAAATTGTGTTCCATCATTCGGCTTAGTGCAATGTTCTCGAAATAGAACTTGAAAAACACTAGTAGTAAGTTCCCTTGTAGACTTATCTAGAAGCTTTGCAGGAGCATATGTTGGTTTCTTATTTTCATCCACTAATCCAGTCTCTGCTAGTGTAAAGTGGCCTTTAAGTTCACCTACAAAGCCTAATGCTAATGATAAAACTCCTGTGATAATTGCTATAGTTACTTCTGGATAATTAATTGCCCACTGACAACAGTCTGCAATATCAATTGATGATTTGAATCCGCCACGAGGTACTAATAATAAATCTTCTTTTAATTCTGTATATTGATTGGCAAAATCATCAAAACTATTAAATGTTGGGTCTTTTTTTACGAAATGTGCATTGCAAATTTCTTCATGTGTCTCTATTGTGGTAAGGTTATACTTCTCCAAAATATGACATAGAAAGAAAAGGTTTGTCTGACAAAGAAAACGATAAATTTGTAATTGCTCTAAATAGAAGTGAAATTCTAAAGAGTCCGGTTTGATTAGACTTGATGTGACTCTTTTTTCTTCCGCCAAATAATCAAACCAACTTTGAGTTACTAATGCTTTCTGATCGGAAGTTAGTCTATTCCATGATTTTTTAGCAGAATCTAAACAAGCATCCTTGCTTCTATATTTATAATTAGGATGAGTCCATGCAGCTTCTACTAGTTGTTCCAATTTATCCAGATGCACGTCTTGCCTCCCAAACGGCCTTCATTCTTATACTTTGTGCTAACCTTTTTTCTGGGGTATTTGCACAACTGGCTGCTCTTCGCAATCTTTCTTTTGCTTCTGGAGTAGAACATATTTTTTTAAGAGCAATACTCCGTTTTTCTAATGTTTCTTGTGAAGGTATTCTGCCTGTTGAGGCTTTGCTCATTTTCTGCCGAGTTTCTTCTGAAACAGGTTTTTCTCTAAACGCTTTCATTTTGGCAACCACATCAGGAGCAGCCATTCCTCTTTTAGTTGCTTCACTTGTCTTTTTTCTAGATTCGGGGTTTTTATAATACTCTAAAAGAGTATTAGAAATTCTAGACCTAACTTCTGGTGATGGGCTATATCCATTCATACCATCACCTCCGTCAGTACAATTATACACCTTGCCAAAACTACGAAAAAATGCTATAAACAGTTTCTCAAAAAAATTCAAGTCAGATTCTGCACAAGGAATAAGCTCAACTTCAAAATTATCTATTCCATACATCCTAATGGCGCGATGAAACGGAAAATGACTTCCTCTATTGGCCCAAGTAATATGATCCCATCTTCGTTCTTTAAAATCTTTCGTCTTGCCTATATAGGCTTTTCCACTTGGACTAGTAAATATATAAATACAATGTTCACAAGGCATTGGCTATCTCCTAGGAATTTACAACAAATAATTAACTACCGTGATGAAAATCACCCATCGTTTGGCTAAATGAAGCCATATGGGCCACATGTTTATTTTTACTATGAGTAGCTTTTTCAACCATGTCTTTAGGAATTTCCTTATCTGGACTAATTCCTAGAGCGTTGTGCAAGCCATTTTTTCTCAAGTGATGCATTGCTCTGTATAAACTAACGTTGTGTTCTTTCTTTTCTTCTGCCATTTTTTCTCCTAGTATTTTATAACTCCCTCGCACTAGTTATTAGTGCGAGGGTGAGCCTGCGGGATAATCTGCCATCGGTTTGTCTCCTTGTTATGGTCTTGGTTAGAGATGCGTTGCGGTTGAGGCCTTACTGGCAGTACCATTTCAAGCCATTACCCATATAATTCGTGTACTTGGCGTGTACCCCTGTTCCACTACCCGTGCATACACAACTTGCCGGACTCGCCGTTGAGCAAGTAGCCGGGGTTGTAACTGTACAATCGGAACACCACTGAATTTCCCCCGCTGATGGAGCGGGGTCTAATCCAGCGAAAGCTACTGGCAGGAAGTTGAGTTTCGTAAGTGCCGGAATGTCGCTTGCTGAGATATAGTCGAAGGTTGGTTGCCCATAACTCCCTGACGTTGCCGCTGCCTTGAAGGAAACCGTTAACCCATAGAAGTAGCCAACACCGCCAGTGATGACCGGCTTGTAGGTGCCTGTAGTGTTCACATCGTAGTATTGCGCGATTGAGGCGCTGAGCCACCCGCTCGAATAGGTGCTTGCTCCGATGGCGGTCGCCTGTCCCGAACTTCCTACAAAGGTTGCTACGCTAGCTCTCTCCGTCAGGGTCGCAATCACAATGTCATTAGGGTTGCTAGTTGTAACTGAGGCAGTATCGAAATATCCGATACCGTGAGCGTCCAGTGGAGAGGTTGGGTCTACCCCGCTGACCCTTATTACGTTCATCGTGAGGCACGTTGCCGCGCTGCCGGGGCCTGTGAACACAACCGTAGGTGTGACCAACCCTCCAGCGACATTCTTCACATAGTAGGAGGCCGTAACTGCCTCACCGTTGTTATAGTCATCAATCAGGGTGTACGCTCCATTCACCGAGTCAGACACACTGGAGATGAGCATATGACCGCTATTTCCGCCCGTGCAGCCACTACCGTCTGACCATGATTGGAGCGTAACAAGTTCTGTATCCCCCGTGGCGGTAGCTTCTGCTTGGGCACAAGCAAACGATGGTCCGCCAACCGTGAAGTAGCAGGTATTGCCGCGAGCAAACGGAGTAGCGTAACCGCCTTGACTTGGAGCTTTCCAGTAGGTTCCAACAGCTTGATTCTGCTTGGTAACAGTTTCTACTGAGCCGGTAATGCTGCTGGCAAACTCTGCGGGAGGCATGGCGACGTTGCTTAGTCCACCGCCTGCGTTACCTACTGTCGCTATTTCCCAATACGTGCCGTCGTAAATAAGCTGCACTGGCGTAGCTGCTACAAGATCACCAGAAGCCAGCACCGCTGCGCCAGAATTCTTGCGAATGTGCTTCGCGCCTAGAGAGTTCACATTCACCGTCACATCGGCGGTATTGCTGGTGGTAGTAGTATAGAGGATGGATGAGCCGGATACGGGAGTGAACGTTGGGTTAGTATTACAACTTTGTACTGTTCCAGAGCCAGAAGAATCTGAGCAAGATGAGTCTTGAAACTGCCCTGCTACTCCGGTAGATATAGTTGGCTTACCGACACCGGGTGATCCACTATAGGTCGCCGTTCCGCTGACGCCGAACTTAAGTCCTAGATACAGCACAGGGAGCGTCTGCCCAACCGTAGCCCCTGCCAGTGCCTTAGCCATAAAGCAGGTTCCTACGGCAACGCCTGTGGCTTGCGTAGCTCCGCTGTCCTTGACGCGCCCTGGTGTAGCAGTTCCGCCAATGAGAACATGCTGGGCAGTTATTGTACCATCAGCTACGGCAGTGTAAATCTGACCGGGGATAGCCTCAAGAACAAACTTGTTACCTACAGTTGCAGTAGTCTTAGCAAACCCCAAGCCGCAATTACCACTTACAGGAAGAATCCAACGTGCGGGGTCAGTAGCATCTTGGGCAGCAAGTAAGTTTACGGTTACTCCACCAGTACCTGCTACAACAACCGGGTTCTGTATTCCTCCTCCACTGCCAATAGAACCACCAGCAACTTGATCTGGAGTAAGCACAGAAGTCAGCGCAGCAGTTCCGGCTCCAGCATTCAGAGAGTTCGCATAAACATTCTGTACTCCACTTGTGTCAAACTGATTTCCACTATCGTGAAATTCGCCAGCAATAGAACCTATATATCCAGAATCTCCAATTACAGTCTGATTATCCCAAATAGCATTACAACGTGACCAACAATAATGATCTAACCCACCTGCAATATATACAACCACACCTAAAATTCCAGTCGTAGTATTTGCAGGACAAAGAATTCCAGTACCGCCACTATTACACAATGCTTTTCCAACTACACCAGTAGAATCTGTAATAGTAAAAAGATTTCCATTTACTCCAGTATCCACACCATTAGGGGTCTTAGTTGCATGAAATCCATCATCTCCAATAGTACTATCTCCAAGAGTATGTGCTACTACTGTACCTTTAGCTACTACATCTTGTGTTCCAGTATAATTAGCGTTACCAGAACCAATTCCACATGTGGGACAAGAGATATCCCCTGTCCCTGTAATAGGGTTTGGAGTCACCACAATAGGAGAAGTTGCCGTAAGGTCTAATTTGCTCCCTCCCACCTTTGATGTATTATTATTAACCTCTAGTACCGTAAATGTTCCAGCACCATAAGTCGGAGTAATTGTAAAATATTGATAAGGGGCACTAGGGGCTTTTACACTAAATTCATCTGGTGTTCGGACAGTAGTTCCACCTGTATAACTATCTAATGTGACACAACCAGTAGCTATAGGCCCAATACAACCATGAAGAGTTACTGTACCAGAGCCACTAGAAAATATATATTGAAAACCGGGAACTAATCCACCATTAGATGGTAATGATGTAGTTACACCAGATGCTATAGTAATTGGCCCATAAGAGCACACTGAGTCTTTACTACCGGGGCCACATGTTTGAGCATGTAACCCTATAGAAATTAATAATAGTAATAATGTAAATAATTTCTTCATAATTAATTACCTTTAAAGAACCACTTAATACTCTTACCAACACTCTTAACTGCTACAACGGGGGCTTTAACTACAACTTTAATTCCTTTATAAGTGTGTTTAACTGATGGTTTAACCACAGTAGTCACATCGGTTGCAAAGCTAACTGAACATAGTAACAACATAATTGCAATAAACTTCTTCATTTTTCTCCTATTCTTGATTGTCCGGTTTGTCCATTTTATCCTCATCATCAGCTAGACTAAGGTTTCCTTTACCCGGAAGCATGATGTACTTACCTTGAGGATGAGCAATATGATGACAATTTTCTGTAAGCTGCTTAATTAACTCATCTTGCGTATCTAATACGCTAGAGGTTCTAGTAGTCTTAGGTGACTTAGGAGCAGGTATAATTTCCTCTCCCTTATCAACATGCGCCATGCCAGATTTTAAAACTTTTCCACCACGTTTAAATGTACTAGGACGTGCTCTAGTACTTAATGGACTATTGGGTGTACCAAATGGTGTTCCAAAATTACCAGTATTCATAATTCTCCTATGCTGTTTGTGCTCCACCTGTAGCTGCTGCTAATGGAGTTTGTGCAGCAGGGGGAATCCCTGATTGACCAGCATCAGCTTCTGCTTCACCAACGTTCTGATCAGTCATATGCTGCATAACATGATCTACCAACCCATCTGTTCCTTGAGTAGTATGTTCTTCCATATTATGAGCGGGATGAATGTGGTGATGCTCGACTATATGGTTTCCACCATGAACCTTACGAATATGAATGTGATGAATTTCCTTTGGAGGTTTTTCGTTACCACTCATACCCTCTTTTACTGCATCATAAACATCGTGTGCCATAGTTTCTCCTAGGTTCCACCATTATAAGCTTTGTTGGAACTATATGTAGTTCCTAGTGGCGGCAATTTTCTAACAGTTTGTCCGACTACTTTAGCTGCTGGACTAGAAGGTGAATCTAGCGACGGGAGTTTATGTAGACGCTGGCCAGTAACTACAGCAGGGGGTGATAGAGGACTGTTTAATTTCGGTAACTTTTTAACTTTTGACATGTTTAAACCTTTCTTATTAAATACCCATTTGTTTCTGTAAATCTTCAAACTGTCTAATACTCCATTCTAATGGCATTAAAGTTCCTTTGTGAAGATTGCATAAAGGACAGAGAAGTTGTAAGTTGGTTGGATAATTATGTCCACCTAATATCAACGGAACCATGTGATCAATGTGGTAAATATCTAGAGAATTCTTACAGAAAATATTGGCACATAAACCACTTTGATTAGTAAATAATTTCTTAATATCGTCTGCGGTAAAACTACCCCCATTGTGTGCTTTTCTAGAATCTCTGTTATGTTCAGCCGCTCTACGTTTTTCTCGATTTGTTTGGTTCCACTTTTTCTTATATTCGTAAACTTTACTTTTATTTAATTCATAATAAACTTTTGCTTTGTCTAGAAGTGATTCTCGATTGGCTGAGTAATATCTTTTCCTATTATCCTTCACTTTCTCTGGATGCAGTTCTCTATATCTCTTACTGTTCTCGGAATCTTTCTGCTTATTGGCAGCTTCTCTACAATTAATACAATATTTAGCAGCCAACTTGGTAGTTTCAAACGGCTCACCACAAAAAAGACAAATTTTTTCTATTACTTTTTTATAATTTGGATGATCCAGTTTCCACTGTCGATCATATTCTGCTTTGCACGATTTACAAATATTACTTCTATATTTTCTTTTTATGAATACAAAATCATCTTCTTGTTTTTCTATACCACATTTCTTACAAAGCTTCATGTTGCCTTTAAATTAACCCTTCTTATGTTTTCCTCTTGCAGTACTGAGCACAACCGCGATTCTCTGTTTATTAGCTTTTCGGGCACCAAATTTCTTCTTAGTGGCGGCGTAAGTTTTGCCTTCTCCGAATTCACGAAAATTTTTCTTAATTACTTTCTTACTTTTTCCTTTTAGTAACGGCATGTTTTTGTTCCCCCTTATCCTTTCAAATCTTTTTTAGTCTCATATTTATTGCACCATCCTCCGGGTTGTATTAATCCAACAACAATTTCACAACCATTAGGTGTTTGAAAGTTTATACAACCACTGCACTTATCTTTTCCTTTAGCCACATCTTCATACTTAACATCTTCCTTTGTGTATCTCTCGTGAACATTTTCTGTAGTTCCTTTCCACAAAAGGTTTCGCCAGTTAGTTTGTATAAAAGATTGGATACCCTGTTTAGGGTCATATGGTGGGTAAATCGTTTTAAACTTTTTTTCACTCTGTAAGAATCCATTGGGCATTTCACCAATGGTTCTTAGATAGCCTAATATGATACTAGGGCCACGAGAATGGCCCTGATTACAATGTACCAAAATTGGTACATCTTCTTCTTGATATTTTTTTATAAACTCTAGTGCAGCATTAATAACTTGTTTAGGAATAAGGGTGGGAGTATCCGGGTCAATTAAATTTAAATGACGGACATTACCACGATCAACATAGTAAAACTCATCACCTTTAGGAGCAGAACGTCCAGTATATTTTAACTCTGTTCTGTGTCCGTGTGGGCCATCTTTGGCAGCAACTAAAATTGGCCAACCTTTTTCAGCAGCAGTTTCATGATCGCTATCATTTCCGAGGAATAGATTTTTTATTATCTCCTGCATTCAATTCCTCTTTAATCAACGTACCACCATCTTGCATACACCAACCCAACTCAGGGACATAGGTAATTCCGGGGCCAAGATTTTCTTTCTTTACTGGTTGTATAAGTTTCTTTCCATACAAAGAGTCAATGCTTAAAAATATAGCACATACTAACAGTACCAATATAACTGTCATAAACCCTCCTTGGGTTATGCACCATCATTATTTTCCTTAAACCAATCTGATTTCTTCAAAGGTTGGACTAACTTTCCACTTTTACCAACTTCATAGAAGTTAGACCAAATCTTATCCCATTCTTCTTGATTAATATGATCACTGCATGGAAGAGTAAAGCTAGGTTGTAAGTATCTCATATTACCCATCCAGAATACTACTATCAATCTCTGGTACTTCTTCGCCGCTCTCCATGGCCTCAAAGTATTTCTTAAGTGCCTCCGCAGCTTTTATATCCATAGAATTTTGAGGAAATTGTTTTGGCTTCCCATCATCAGTTTTATCTAACCAATAAATCTTCTGACTAGAACCAAAGTTAGCAACAATAAGTTGAAGTAGTATTGCTTTTTCATTCTTATCATCTGCATCGAGCCACAAACGTAGCATTTCTGCTAACATCCGTCTATTTGGTGATAGCCGATCATCTTTAAGAATCTTATTCAAGACTCCTATGTGTTTATCCCCCTTTTTACGCACGATGATCCTTTAGAATCCTTGATAAACTAACTGTTCATTACTAGGGGCCACTTTGTTCCAATCGGTAACATAGGCATCATAGGTCTGATACTTAGCCGATTTCATTGCAGTTGGGCCTTTAAGATCAGCAATAACAGCCTCTGTTCCACTTACAAACACACCGACCAATAACTGACATTTTGTGTTACAATTAGGAATATCCTTTGCATCAGCAGCTAATGCAGGAAGCAACACATTAGTAACATTAGCTTGCCAACCTACTCCGACACCCCAAGCGTTCAAAACATTTGCTGCATCAGTGATAAATTTTGTACCGTCCCAATTAGGGTTAGTAATTACAATTGCTGCTTCAAACGTAGTTATCGCAGTTTGTAAAAGAATCTTCACGGTGTTTGGGTTTGGGGGAGTTGTACCTTTACCACAGCCAACTGCACCAACCATAAGCACTAGTGATAAAATGGAAACTAAAATTTTATTAAACATTATTCTCCTTCTTCATATTGAATCTCGCACGGCAACCCCGAATCTAGAGTCCAAAAATAAACTACTGTTTTTCTATCTTTAGGGGTTGTACTACAAATACCTAGAATTTTATACCCACACTTTTTACTCTCTCTATAATCTGTGGGACTCATTACTGGTGGATAGTTGATGTGGGTGTGAATTGAACCGATTATCTTCTTATTTAATTCTTTTGCCCGTTTCACTGCATAGTCTACATCTTCTTGTGACCATTCGGCAGCATTAGGTTTTTGTACTTTATAATTTTTAGGATAAATGAATTCTTTTATGGTAGTAACATTTTCAGACTCTGTGCCTATACAATAAGCTTCTATTTCATTATCAGAGTCTAATGCGAGCCTTCTGAAATATGCTAGGTCAGCACGTTTAAGTTTTATTTTATGTGCTGCCATAGAGATTCACAAAATAAGCCAGCCCCCGACTAGTTGAACCATTGGTTACGTACTCTCACGTTGACTGGCTTGATATTAGCCCTATTGGGGGCTATAACGCGACTTGTTAGCGTACTAATGCATGTTACGTGCGCGTTCGTTGTAAACTTTTTGATAGAGCTTTATGGTTTCCCCGGAGTCCGGTGACGATGGCCCAAATCGGATAGTTATAACACTCGATCCAAAGACCGTTAACCTATTGCTCACTAACCCGACTCTATCTGAAACTCCTCAAAATCAATGGCGCGTCAAGTAGGATTTGAACCTACAACTCATGCTTTTGGAGAGCAGTATTTTGCTTGCTACTATTGACGTTCAAATTTTGGTGGATAAGGAGAGAATCGAACTCTCATCTTTCCGGTGCAAGCGGAGGGTTTTCCCATTAAACTACAGACCCACAATAGGGCCATAGTAGACCCTAACTAGGTATCGCTCGACTTGCGGCTCGTGTTTGATTAAAGTAACTCATAATAATATAGGACGATCCGCATAGCATAGCGTTAACTACACTAGGAGGAGGTTGCAGACCGCCCATTCTCACTACTATTTAGGACTCTCCCCACTGAAGCTTTTAATCTTCCTTGTCGCATCCTTTCACCGAGGTTTAGTTTATAATAATTTGTTCTCATCTTTTCAAGCTGTTCGGGAGTGTGTTTCCACCCTCTAGTTCCACAACCACCGCTATTCAAATTATAAACTTTTCCGATACTACGAAAAAACGCAATCAATAGTGTTTCAAAAAAATCTAATTCTTCTTTTTTACAAGAAATAATTTCTAGATGAAAATTTTCAAATCCATGTTTTTTAATAGCATGATGAAATGGAACATTTCCATCTTCTTTTCTTATACATCTGTGCTGTCTTAGTCTTTGTTTTAAGTTAATTGATTGCCCAACATAAACAGTTCCATTTGGACTTACAAGAATATAAATACCAACAGAAGAGGACACTTATCACCATATAACCCTCCTCCGATGGTTTTAACCTTTCTCTATCTAATATCAATTATATCATACAAATCTACTAAAGCAACAATAATCAACTAGTTATCCACTAACACCTATTTTAACCTGTTGATTCTAAAGTACATATTGTTTCTAATATTTATTTTTGAAATTACTTCCAAGACTCAAAAACAATCACTAGAATCTCTGAAACTTTATAACCTATTTAAAATCAACATATTAGATTTTTAAAATGGTAGCCGATCTCGGACTTGAACCGAGAAGCCAATAAAGGCGCAGCCTCTTAAGGGCTGTGTGTTTGCGATTTCACCAATCGGCCATGGTACGGGTAGAGGGAGTCGAACCCTCAAGAAGTTTATAGCTCCTACAAGTTCCTAAGACTTGCGTGTACGCCAGTGCCACCTTACCCGTAAACGTATTAAATACGTTCCCCTAGAATCATCTAGACATACTAATCTCCTCTCGTCAAAACTAATATTTTCTAGTTTAGAATAGGTTTACTAGATAAAGTAGTGTAACCTATTGATTCTATTGATTCTATTGAATATTAGAGTCTCAGACTACTAGAGGTAAGTCTTTAGTAGTAATGGCAATAGCTGCACTCTCCGGTTCTACACCTGTTTGTGCCCTAACTGACCATGATCTTTTAAATGACATTTGACGGATGATGGGAGACATATACACCCATCACAGAGGACTTTAGAATCACAACACCTGTAAACTTTATAACAGTCAAACATGTTGCTATCTTGTGGAGGAACTCTACCTATACCCACATGCCTCAGGACGTGATTCGATACCGTTGCCCCGATAGAACCTTTTCAGGAAAGACCAGTCTTTGGTTGCTATTACTCGATACGCACGTTGTTTATTGGGAAAAGGATTACGTAGAACCAACCCGCAGCTTTCGCTACCTTACCTTCAATTGTAAGTTTAACTATACACCTATTATAACACCTTGTCAAGCCTAAAGTTGCTATTTTTGAAAATATTTTTATCTTGTTGAAAATGGTGGGTTTGGCAGGAATCGAACCTGCGTCATTCGGCTTAAAGGGCCGTTGCAGTTGCCTCTATGCGACAAACCCAATATTTAAAATGCCAGAATCAAACTCAATATGATGGTTTGGGCACAATCCAATTAAATTGTCTAAACTGTTTACAATACCAAGTTTAGTGTGTTCATTAAATTTTGCTACAGGTTTTATATGACAACAATCAACTCGAAATGTATATTTACAAATTTTGCATTTATCTAATAATCCTGCATCTTTGGCAATTCTTCTGGCATGAGTTCTAATTCGAGTACGGGCATTTTTTAAAATTCCTATTGGAGTGTTTAAATTTAAAACACTTGATTTATAACATTCAGTACAATATTTAAACTTTGATTGTATTAGAATGTTACATAGATCACACTTTTTAGTTCTTAAACGTTTGATAACAACTTTGTTATTATAAGTTGCAGCACAACTTCTTGAACAAAACTTACTGTTATTGGTGTTTATACTACATGTTAAACATTTATTCATGTTTTCCTTTTAAATATGGTAGGCCCACCACGAATCGAACGTGGGAATCCAGCTTCAAAGGCTAGTGTCTTACCAATTAAACGATAGGCCAACAGTTAGATATCATCACATCTATCTTGATAACAATCATCACAAAGATTTACTTCAACTGTCTCATTGTTTATATCTGAAGCATATTGATCAACAGTTTCTCTAACATCAGGTTTATCTTTATGACAAGAATCACAAATCATTTTTTCTCCAAATGTTTCTTTGATAACTCATCTGCAATTGTATTCTGTTCTCGTGGTATCCACTCAAATGTAATTTTAGCACCACGTTTTCTCAAATTCACACACAATATTAATGCCTTTTTAGCATAATCAACATATGGCCCATTACTAATCTTCCAGCGTCTACTCATCTGATTGATGACTAAGTTACTGTCACCAAAGACGTTTAGATTGACTCCTGTAACATCGTATTTTGAAAATTCTTGTAGCCCTTGACAAAGTGCCTCATACTCTGCTACATTGTTAGACATACCGTTTCCTGTTCCAAATACTGCATGTTGAGAGGCTACAAGTTCCCCACTATTATGAAGGGTAAAGCCATACGCAGCAACACCATTTGGATTTGGCCAACATGAACCATCAAAATGCAGTGTGTAAACGGGGTACATAAGACAAGTATAACAGATTCAATAAAAAAGTCAAGCCCCTTGCAAAAATAATTTGGATGTGATAGGATGAAGTCTGTGCCAATACTTTCACAACTCGTTTTAAACCCTCCACTTAATATCCAAGTGATTGAAAATGAAGAACAATTAGAAGAATTGTGTTCCTTTTTAGATTCACAGAAGATTGTAGGATTAGATATAGAAACTACACCCACAAAAGACTTTTGGTGGCGGCGTTGTAGAACGATTCAGTTCGGAAATGTTGACCATCAATTTGTAATTGACTTATTGCCGTTTTGTGATGGAGACGCACAACTACTTTTTGATTGCCAAGGAGAGTATGGTAAACGACTCGGATTAGCACCACGAGTTCAAAACCTTCTTAATAAACTAAAACCATATTTATGTGAAGGCAAACTTCTACTTTGTGGCCAAAACCTTGGTTTCGAGTATATGACATTCTACTGGAATTTTGGATTACGTACTTGGAATTTTTACGATTGCATGTTGGCCGAAAAGTGTATCTATGCAGGATATCATAGTCTGAAAGACTATTCATTCTTTTCTTTAGAAGAAATGATGGGAAGGTATTTCCATGTAGACATTGATAAGAGCCTTCAAGAATCTTTTACATTAGATGGGATACTCACACAGGCACAATATGAATATGCTGCACTAGACACCAGACTACCTTTAGCTATTAAAGCTGCACAAGAATTAATTATTACTGGACAAACTATTAAGAGCCGTAAGATGAAAGGATTAGGAACGGTTATTTTAGAACGCATTGATCCTATAGTTACTGGTGATAATCTAGAAGAAGTTGTACAGATTGAAAATGATGCTATTGGTGCATTTGTTGACATGCATTTGCATGGAGAATATATAGACCATGATAAATGGATGAAGCGCATTGAGACACGTAAGATTGAACTAAAAGACGTTATAATTAAATTAGATGAAGTTTTTATTCCATTAGTTGGAAAAAAGGAAGCACCAGTTCCTCAAGAAGCTGTAGATGCTGCACGAGCAGATTGGGAGAAATACAAAAAAGTAACCGATGAAGAACTTGCATTAAAAGGACAGGCGCGTAAAGACAAGAAAGCAGAACGGGAGAAACAAAGAGATTATTATAAACAAATTTATCAAGAATTAAAATCAAAGGCTACTAAAAAGAATCTTAAAGAATTTGAAAGCTGCGAAGGGAATGCTTTAATAAATTATGGGTCTAGTACACAACTATTAAAAGTATTAGTAACTATAAAGGGATTAAAGAACCTAAAAGATACTGGGGACGACACGTTAGAACAATTTAACCACATACCAGTAATTACATTAATTCAAACTTATAGGGAAATAAGTAAAGAAATTGATACTTATGGAGAATCTTGGGTAACTAAATGGGTCGAGAAGCCGTGTAAAGAGCAAGGGTGGTTGCATTCGGGTGA